CTTGTACGAGTTTGTCGATTGACGAGCCTCGTGAGCTCTTTAGATTTGCAAATGACATATATTTTCTCCGTATTGCATTGTATTAAGACGTAATTGTCTTTTCTATTTTTATTGCTGAAATATCCACTTCATACATAATGTATATTATAACACAAATGTGTTACTTTGTAAACCCTTTTGTCAATAAACTTAAACATTTATCTCGATTAAAGTTTACAAATGGTTCATATTTCTCGATCAATCTACGAGTATCAGGCCATATAATGGTATCTGATATGTTCTTAGATTCACGATCAATGAACTTAAATATGGCGTTAAGAATAACAACAGTCTCTAAACTAATCTCTTCTTGCAGCCATAACTTTACAACAAGAGGATGTGCATTGTCGCTTGTCTTAAACAAGTAGTCGAATGACACATTCTCTTCTGTTAATCTATTTATATCAATAGAAAACACACGATGAATACTTTCTTGAATTCTTTTGTGTTCCCTATAATTTTGTTCTCCCTCTTCATCCATCATATCACCAATATAGCTTTTACCAGCTTTAAAGTTGGCAACATAATAGTCCTTTAGTTCTCCGTTGTGCTTACGTCCAAGCTTTGCAAAGAAATACTTATCCTTGCGCTTAAAGAAAGAGTTAGGTGTGACGTTAGACTTAAAATTATATTTAACTGCATCATAGCTAGACTCAAAGTGTAGCTTTAATGCATTATATAGCTTGTAAGATTCAAATGGATCTGTACTCATATTGGTAGCTTATTACCCTTTTTGCCTCTGATTAAATTAAGTCTCATTGCTTCAGCTTCCATTTTATCTTTAAGAGAATCTGTTAGTAACTTTTTCAAGTTAGTGTAATCCATGCCTCTCTTTTCTATAATAAATGTAGCTGCGTCTATATAAGACATATTTCCCTTTGCCACTAGTTGTTCTACGGCTGTGGAAAACCGTTTCCTTGTCATAATTTTTTGTTCTAAATCAATCATAATACCCTAAGTAGTATGCAATCGGCATTGATTCTACCATTAGGAACACTTACTTTCGTCGTTAGCGTATCCCAGACTTGTTTGTCGATTTGCTTTATTGTTTTACTTAAGATCAATGGAAGTATATCGTCAGGCTTTCTTAAAGTAGTTACCCTACTCTCATCGCCGATATTCTTTATGGTAGTACCACTTACCTCAAACCCTTTAGTTGAATTTGAGTTATACTGAGTTAATTTCCTCGTCTTAGTATTATACACAAATAGAACTTCTTTACCAGGAATCATCACAGGATTTACCGACATTAGTTTTGCGTCGATATCTTCAACCTTATACTTAAGGTTTTTTACCTGTACATCAGAAGCTTTAGGCTTCTTAATCCTTGGAACTCTTGCTGCTTTATTAGCAACCTTTAATTTATCTAAATCTTCGAAGATGGTCTCCATAGTGGTTATCATCTTATTTTGATTAGTTCTTTTAATATGAGAGAATGCTTCTACAGCTTGATCACACGTTTTGTCGTATGCATCTTTAACTGGTTGATACTCTTGTTCAACCATTGACTTAAACATATTAAGCGCTGAACCTTTTAGACCATATTGCTTAAATAACTTATAGGCATCAAAGTTTACTTTAAAATTTCCTTCTAACCATCCATCAACAACTGCATCCCAATCATCCATAATAGTCTCAAGGATTTTTGCTTTTTGCCTTTGTTGTATTGTAACAACAGGTTTTGCAGCAGCTTTATCTTCGATCTCTTCAACAGTAATTAACGCTAATTCGTACAGCTCTTTAAATTTTTCTTCTGCTGCTGCTAACTCTTCTTCATTATATTCGTAACCTCTATAATGAATCTTAGTCAACTTACCTAGGTAACCAAACTCATAGTCTTTTAATTTTTTAAAAGCTTTTATCTGATCTTTAGTGTATCCAAATTTCTCTTCTGCAAACTGTAATATTGTAGGTACATAGTCCTTGGTCTTATAAAAATAATTATACCAATGTGCTGCCTTCTGCCATTTAGTATGACGACCTTCAACACCTTCGGCAGTCTCGCCTGGTTGAAAGATTGGTTCAGGTCCCATATACTTATCGTCAATGGTTACTCTGTTCTTCCTCATACTTGTTCTTACTTTATTTTCCGCCATAGTTTGCTCCTTTCATAATATATGAGTACATTATAACACACTCTTTCACAAATGTACATAGGCAGGACACACTTTTTTCAAATGATAAGGAGTAGATTAAAGTGTGCCCTGCCATAAACTTATACCCTTTCGTAATTCTTGATACCGCTAACATAATTTTCAGCAGCATTTTCTGCGTACATTTCATTGTGAGCTTTATACCATTCAATACCTAAAGACTCTCCATCGATGTACATACGTATACCGTAGTATGGATGATCACCAAATGATCGTAATACTTCAGCTTTACGGTTCTTAAATTCATTAGAACCACTGTACTCACTGAGTAACATATATTTACTTGACATCGCCGTTCTCCCACATTTCTTTTAGTTTTACGTATGTTAATACGCGAATTTGTTCACGATCCAGATCCGGATGTTTTTCTCGCAGTTCTCTACGAACTTTATGTTTTACTTCAGAATCACGTATCATGAGATACGCACCTCCACATGTAAACGCGAAAAACACTAATCCAACTAGTGCGAATATTGTTGATAAAATTTCCATGTTATTTTCCTATATGTTCCACGTCTTTTCGTGGAATAACTTGATATGCACCTTTGTTGTATGCTGGTGCGACTGTGAAATTCTTGGATTCTTCTGCTTTCCAAGAGGTGTCTTCAGGAGTCTCGTACCGAGAACTTCCTGTATAAGATGGATATTTGTTGTTAAACTCTTCCATCTTTATTTCTGCAAAAGACTTTTCTGTCTTAAGCGGTTTGAATTCTTGTTTGACCTTACGTCTTGGAGTAAGTGCCTTCGTCTTTCTCTTACGACCGTGTTGATCGTATCTTATTGAGCCTATGTAATTCATACATTTCCTGGTGCTTCATTAAGCAACTGTGCCATTGGTTTTTCTTCTGACACTACTACAAAAGTACCATCTCGGAATTCACGTGTAACCAATCCTGAGTTATATGCCTTTTCGATATATCCGTCTTGTCCTAGAATGTACTCAACTTGACCTGCCCATGACTCTACAGCCATTTTACGTCTTTGGTACTCTACTGCATCAGTGTATTGTGTCATATGAACTCCTTCCTAATTCTGCTAATCTTATTAGCTCTTTTAACTTTTGCTCCCAGAGTTGTTTAAACTCTGGATTTTGTGCTCTATCACGAGCTTCTCTGAGAGCTATAACTCTTGCTATTGTTCTACTAGTCCCAGTCATTTTTCATTTCATTGTATACATCCATATACGAAGATCCTGCAATATAGTCTTGAGTCTCCTTTTCGGTGTAATACATATTTTCCTCTTTGAAGCATTCCAGTGAACCTGGAGATTGTCGAGCTGCCTTCTTCATTGAAGTAGTCAACCTTGGCGCTTTGTATTTAGGTTTTGAGTAAACCTTATTTACAGCACTTTTAAATTCTTTTTCTGCGCGTGCCTTTTCTGCGGCCGCTTTAATCATTGCCATTCTATCCATAATCTATTCCTTTTAAATATTAGTATATTATATCACAGTGTACAGTGAATGTACACAGTTATTTTAATTAATTTCTTCTACAGTAATCCTGTATTTTTTGCCATTGATGTCTGAACATTCAATGGTCTTTGTTGTTGTTTGCATCCAACCTTCTTCATGCAAGTCCATCTTGACTCGATCAACACTATCAATTAAACCATTAGAGTTATCAGAATCTACCTGAAGTCCAGGTTTAATAATAGTATGTGCGATGTAGTCACAGTACGCCATAGAAAAAGCCATTACGCCAAGTCCTCGTCTTCGTACTCGTTAGCATCAAAGTCCGCTGGATGGTCGAAACTTTCATCCATGACATAACCCATGGATTCCTCCATATCTGCCTGTTCGGCAGCATTTTGTGGTGGGAACAGACTAGCCCAATCTGCCGGCGTATGGCCGGAGATTAAGAACTCCCTCTGATCCACGGTCGCTTCAGGCATTGCGTCCTGAATAAGAGCACCGCCTGCTTGCCACAGAGCAAATTGCTCTGGAGTAGCATTAATGCTCATGATGTTTTTTACACCAGTCATCGGACTTGTTTTTTCACATAAAATCATATTATTTCACCCATACTTTGTTATACTTTTCAGGAAGAATCTCACAAGAGAAATCATCCGCTTTAGCGTAATTGACTACGCCAACACACTCGTTGGTGGTGTTAGACCAATATACGTCTGGCATGTCCAGAGCGGCTTCTACCGCATTCACACAGAATCCTAGTACAATACCAGCTGTCGCACCTAGTGTAACAGCTTTAATTTTGTCTTTAGTAGTCAACATATTACGCTACCTCCAACATTCCAAGAGGACAGTTCCAAAGTAGACCGTCGACTCTAACAACCGCTTTTGTTCTGTTAATCTTAGTCACTTCGCCGTGCGTGGTAATACCATCGTTATTTTCAAACTTAACTTTAGTACCAATAGAAAGTTTAGACTTAACACCTTGAGCTTTAATCGCTCTTAGTTGTTTTTGCTTAATTTTAATCAATTCGATAACCTCATTCATTTCATCAGTAGAGTTGATTGAGTTGATTGCGTTTAGTATAGATTTTTTCATAATTTAGATTCCTTATCAATTTTGTTTATGGGTATATTATACCATGGTTTTTAGGGTTTGTACACACTTTTTTTAAAAATAGTATATAGTTTTTATACATATTTGTTATATGTAACACCTTTTATATAACTCTTCTTCACGTTTGTATGCTTCACGTTCCCATGGAGCATTATCATAGCTATAGTTACGTGGCTTTTTACCCTTCCACGAATGGTTATATCCATTCAGTTCACCACGCAAATATTGCTTGGCATGTACCATTTCATGAGCTAATGTTTGCATTATCTCTTCATACGGAAGCTTTTCACCCTGAGATTTACGTGCTATAGACATATCAACGTAACCTTCTTTTGGATCTCCCCAGCATAATCCTTGACTATCATGATCAAGAGTAGTCTTAAAAGTAATAAAAATTACCTTAGAATACATACGGTTAATACCAAGCTCTTTACAGAGAGAATGTGCATACGCATGGACTTTCTTCTTGTCTTTGATCTGACCTTTGATTACTATTTGTGGCATGACTGACTCCGCGTTAATATGTGTATATTATACCCCAGTTTCTAGTAGATGTACACAACTATTTTAGCTATTTTTAGATCATTTTGTTATATAGACTATAACTTTGGTGAATAAATGGTTATAAGCTCTTCTTTGCCCTTTACCTTGATTTTACCTATTTCCTTGCACTTATACTCATCCGGAAGCTGTTCTTGAGTATATGATGATATGATTGTTTTATAGTCTACATACTCATGTCGTGCGGCAGTTGCCTCGAGACGGGCTGCAAGGTTGACTGCATCTCCAATGACTGAGTAATCGAATCTGGATTCAGAGCCCATGTTACCAACAATGCAATCCCCGGTGTTAACGCCAGTACCGACATTAATATCAGGAAGGCCTCTTGATTTATATACTTCTTTAAGTTCATTTGTTTTAGCCTCTATTTCTATTGATGATTTAACCGCCATTTCGGCATGGTTATCACAAGGCAATGGAGCATTCCAGAATGCCATGATACAATCACCCATGTATTTGTCTATAGTTCCACCATTATTTAATATGATCTTAGTCATAGCATCAAGGAATTCATTAACCAATTCTACTAATCCTTCTGGATCGTCATTGTTTTTATAGTGCTCTGATATTGGAGTAAACCCACATATATCCATAAACAAGAAAGACATCTCTTTACGATCTCCTCCTAATCTTAACAACTCAGGATTCTTTTGTAGTAGATACACCTGCTTCGGATCTAAGTAAGTTTCAAATTGCTTTTTAATCTGTTGTCTTAACATGAATTGCTTATAGAAATTACTGAAGCTTGATGAAGCAAATGTCATTATATATAATATCATTGAGTAAGTCATATCAAGGAGAATCTGAGATTCGTACCAGAAGTAGAAAGAAGCGCCAACTGAAGATGCAACAGTCGCAAAGAAGATTATCATGGACCAAACAATTGGAAGGTGGTATACAGCTAAGACGATTACCAGAGCACCAATTGACATTACCAGGATTTCAAGAAGGTCTGTCCACACAGGACGAGAGATGGAAACTTCATCCATTATTGACTGAATGGCAGCAGCCTGAATCTGATGAGCAGGCATTAATCCAGCTGGAGTTGGAATTTGTGAAGCCAGACCCTTTGCAGTCAGACCAATAAAGACAGCTTGACCACCAAGATTTGGTAACTCACTGCCGTATTCTATCTCTGTAAATTTATAGTTAGGATTAATCCAAAAAGAACCATTCGCATCTGAAGGTATTCTAAAAGGTCGTATTATAACTTCTTCGACACCTACCTCATTTACTTTTATTGTATAAGATAATCTATCCTGCATAACTCTTATTGTTTCTAATGCGAACGAAGGATATAATTCATCATTGATTTGTGAGACAAGAGGAATTCTTCTTACTAATCCATCAACCTCTGGCATAGCATTAATTAAACCGTGTCCCCATGCTTCCTTCTCTAATTGAGGTATATTAGTAACAAGGCCGTCGTATTTAATTAACCAGTCTAATGGATCTCCCGAACCAAATGTAGCAGTACCAACATAAGGTGCCGTTTTACTTCTACCATCCGGATCAGCGTCTTGAGCGAGTATAACACCATTTGAGTTTATCCACGAAGCAAATACTTCATCGCCAGCAAACCTATCAGCTTCTGGAAACATAATAGTAAATCCTATCATTCCCGCATTTGCTTCTCGTAAGTCTGATAACATTTGAGCGTATTGATGTCTTGGGAAAGGATATTGACCATACTTAGCAAGTGCTTCTTCGCCAATATTGAGTAAGACTACTCCATTACCAAAATCAGTTTCTGGAATAGTTCTTATATAACTGTCAAAAGTGTTAAGTCTTAATTGTTCTACTGGAGTTGGATCTGACACTCTTATACCGATAAGCAAAGAGGCTAATATGATTGTGGTCCATATTGATGTTAAGTATTTCATACGTATATATCTATAAATCTTCCCTTGAGTGCAAGGGGGAATCCGTATTTCATTCGTATCTTTCTCCGTAAACTACTCATCACTCTTGTGTTACTGATACATTACATCCACCAAAAGTCATACAATCAATGCTTAGACTATATGTTTGGTTCATAGTACTCATTTGTTTTAAAATTAAATCTGTTCCGTATAAACCATCAAGTGTTACGTTTGCGTTGTGTGTTGCACCGTTACCTTTTTGACGAATAAACACATCGTTCTCGTCATTATATATTGTTAAATCTGTGTTCTTACTACCGTTGCTTTGTTGCTTTATTTGAACTTTATTATTATCGCCTGCTAAGTGTAAATCAAAGTCATGGCCATCCGATGCACCAGTTTGGTTTGTTTGTTGAACTGCTAATTGATTATAGTCACCGTACATAGTAATATCTATTTCGTGACCACCACTTTCATAGTTATCCACCCACCAAGTTAAATCAGTATCAGAATCAAGTGTAGTCCATGCAGCACCTTGAGCAAGTTTCATCTGATTACCTGTACCACTCAATTCATCAAAAGTGATTTCATTAGGAAGTCCGCCTGTTGTTGTATTGATCTGGACCAAATACATATCTAGGCTTGATACTGTAATATATGAATTTCCATCTAACATCTCAATAGTATTATTATAACCATATTGATCAACACCTAATTGAAGGTTATCGCCAGATTGTTCTAATGATATTACGTTATCATCAGCATTTGCAAATAGTGGTGCTACAAGTAGCGAAAATACGATAATAGGCCAAAATAAAACACTTAACCATATTAAAGCTTTCATTGAATATTCTTCCAATTTATCTAACATATTAATTCACCTGATTTATATAGATGAGGATATCTTCACCCTCATTTCCTGTAATTATTCCGTCCCATGTTGGTGTAATTGTATCTACTGTAAAGTTACCGCCTGCTCCAAATTTAAGTCTAATCACGCCATTAATGTTTCTATATAATACTAAAGATCCGTCTTGTAAAAATACATTAAACTGTGATTCATCATTAAATCCTCTTGCCGCACCTTTAATATCAAATTCACCTAATGTATCGAATAGATCTGAACTATCTATAATGTCCAATACATCAACTAAAAACTCTACATCTAGTTCATCAATATCTAATTCACTGAATTCGTCTAATTGATCTTCTTCAAGCTCATCTTCTTCTAACTCGGTAAACTCTAAAAAATCTATATCTAATAGGCCTTGATCTTCATTCGTATCATCAGCCATTTCTTCTTTTATCCTCTCCTTTACTTCTTCCGGAGGTGATACAATAAACATGTTGTCAATTAATGATGGCGTAATACCATTTACTTTAATTGATTGTGTCGGTGATGAATCTAATGAGGACACCATTGTTGCGGCATATGCTTCGTTTAATGTAACTACTCCACCTTCATTAGAAACTACTATCTCACCAGATGGATCACCATTCTCATCTGGTAGTAATATGATTAGGCTTCTACCTAATTCATCTACTGTTGTTGTAAAATCAGTTCCCCGTACGGCAATTGAGGCCGTAGGAGTCTTGATATCAATATTAGCTTTATTTACTAATCCTAATCTTCCGGATGCAAATCTTGCCGTTCCCATTGTAAACTTCATACTCATCTTTGAGAGTGAAGGATCAGGGTCATAATATATTTCGTCTATTAGTACTTCAGAATGTTCTTTTAAAGATAGTTGAGCTTTATCTAAAAACTCAATAAGCATTCTTCCGTTACCAGTTTTTGCTTCATCATTTAATTCGATAGGTATCTGATTAGATACTTTTATCTCTTCATTATTACGCACAATCTGGCTTACGCCAGTTGACTCTACTATGTCACCAATGGAATCAGCATAAGTGATTCCAGAGATGAATAGTAAGCTAAGAATCCCCAGCTGCGTCTTTTTGATTGATTTGTACAGTAGCATTGTCTGATGTAATATCTAGATTGATGATAGCATTAGGAGTTGCACAAGGTGAACCTCCTACACAAGTACCTGAAATCTGATTAATATCAATGTCACCACTATCTCCATTCCACTCTACAGTTAATGATTGAGAACCATCGTTTTGTAATGTGTTGAAGTTATTGCTGTCACCAGTAATATCAAAGTTCCAAGTTACATCATCAGATTCGAAATCTAAATCAAATATATTTGAACCACCTAACAGAATTAAATCTGCATCTAATCTTTCTGCACTTGCACCAACTTTACCTTGATCTATATCAAATGTGTTACTGTCTCCAGTAATAGCAAAATCATAGTTAGAATCGTCTGAGCTTCCAGTATATCCAATGTTCCAATCAACTTCGTTAGAATCGCCTGTTAACGTAAAAGTTAAATCAGAGTTATTCATATCAATTGGTCCATATATCAAGTTTTGATTTCCTATCATGTCGAGATCAAAAGTCAAACCTGAACCCACAATTGTCATATCAGAACCTGAACTAGAAAAATCGTCTAAACCGATTTTGTTACCATATCCAACCTGATCAATATACAACGTTAATGTATCACCGCTTTGTTCTATCATAATTTCATTATCGTCAGTTGCTTGTGCGAAAACAGAATTTGCTGTAAATAGAAATAGCACTGTTGCTATACTAATTAATTTATTCATTTATCGTTTCCTCTTTGTTTGCATGCCTTTCGTTTTTCCCATCAACTTGATGAGGATGTCTATGGCCTGCTGTTAAATCCCAGAACTTACGGTCGTGGCCCTGGTAGATTAATTCCAGTACAGCAGCCTCAATAGCTGACCGTACTGCATACGTCACTGACTCATTATTTCCCACTCCGTCCTCATACTCGATAAGTTGCGTGCCTTGTTCATAGAACCTAAACACATCACCCGACGAGCCGTAAGAAAGTACCGATTTCTTAGCTTGGACGTTTAACAAAACTTCACCTGTCAATACAGACACTGCTCTCACAGATACTGTAACAACATCTTTACGATACATCCTACTAAAACCTATGCCGAGAGTTCTTGCGCCTCGTCCTCCAGTTTCCATATTCGTATCATAACCTATAATACCACCTTCTATTATCATTCCTGCAAATAAGAGTGGGCCAACACCATTTGGTTCTACACCATTAGCTTTAGCGACATCTTGACGAGTAGATCTTACTATTTGTCTTTCTCGTACAAGATTGTCTATTCCTTGTCTTTCTACTACTCTAAACCAGGTTCCTCCACCTGCTGTTTTGAGAGCATCTATTAACATTTCAGTACCGCCTTGGGTAACTGCAGTAGAAAACGATGCTATATTATCTACTGATTTTCTTTGACCTGTTAAATCTTTAAATCCATACACTGCAACTACTGGTTGAACCTTTGCTGCCGGCAAATTAAGAAGATCTACAAACGCTGGAAGCTTTACAGCTTCTGGGGCATCAACACATATATACTTTCTGGCCATTGCCTTTTGTATGCCCATTTGTGCGTGTCTATTAAAGCCTTCATCATATTTGCCATTAAGATCATTACAATCCTGTGGGTTATCACTCCACTGTGGAACAGATGCGCATCCACTAAGCAGTAATAATACTAATATGTACTTACCCACCGTCTGAATCCTGGCCAAAGTTACCAGTTCCTACTGGTATCTCAATAACTGTAGTTGTTCCGTCGGAATCTACAATTGTCATTTTAATAAACTCTGAACCATCTTCGTTTGTTATAACTTCATATGTTACTACATTACCTTCTAGTGTAAATGAACCGTATCGCACCGATCCATCGTTACTAAACATAGATTCGACAAGTTGTTTAGACATCTGAGCATATATTCTACTCTCTAAATTACGTATAAACTTGGCCATAGTTGTATTTGCTTCTTCTCTTTCAGCAGCTTTTCTTGCAGCTTCTAAAGCATCTACTATAGCCTTTTTTCTTGTATGTTCTATATTATCAATTGTTAAATAATGTGCTCCAGTTCCTACTCCACTAAATGATGGATTTTTAAATCCAAATTTAATTTCATCTGCTTGTACTACAAGGCTTTGTAAAGCCAATACAAATATTCCAGTTAATAATACGTCTTCAAGTTTTATCTTCATCTTCATTCTCTTTTATTTTCTTCTGCCTTTCTCTATATTCTAAAACAACCTTTACTTTTTCTTGCAGTCGTATCATATCTTGATCAAGCATTCTAATTTGATCAATTAGTCTTATAAGACCCATATGCATTTCTTCAAGTTTTGGATCTAGTTCTTCATTAATAAACTTCCATATAAAAAACACGAAATAAGCCATTCCTACAATGGCTACAGTCGTAAATCCGTACTGCTCGATTAAAACCGCGGGGTTTAAAGCATCCATATATTAGTCTCTTCTAACGTCTATTTTGCCGTCTTCTACAAAGTTTTCCGACCTAGCTATTCTATCTATAGGTGGGGTTAACTCCAACGCGCTAGAAACTAACATATCTATCTTTATTATTTCGTTATTCATTGTTCGGGCCCTATTTTCCAGGCCCTTAGTGAATATATTAAGAGTGTCTATTTGGTCTAAAACACCTGATAGCATTTGCTTTATAATAGTGAATATAAAAAACCCAGACGCTAACGCGCCTGCAATTGGTAATCCTACATCACTGATAAGACCAAATATATCTGGCATTAGCTACTTTTAGCGATGCTTACGACTTTAAGTCCAGCTCCACCTTCCAAGGTATCAGCTGGCATTTTAGAAACTAATTCAATTGCTTTACTTGGAATTGTCATAGTTCCAATAACAGTAGAGCCAGTCTTCTGAGTTAATGTCATATCAGCAGCAGTACTATTATATACTCTTACCAATGTTGCATTGTTTAACGTTGTAGCTGATGTTAAGTCGCCCTGACTTCCTAACAATTTGATTTTCATTCTTTTCTCCTATTATAAACTTACTAAATTAAGCTCATTTAATGTTTTATGCCAGTCTGAATATCTAAAAAGACCTTGCTTTTCATGACACCAATACCAACCTTTACTTTCTTGTTCGTCTTGTGGAATACTAGATTCGACCTTTAAAGGGCCTCTAGTCTTCCCATAAGTCTTTCTGCTCTGTTCGTTACTTGCTTGTACCATCTTGAATCTCTCCCTTCAACAGCCGCTACCGGCCAATCACCACATTGCAGCGCTGCGTTGTGTTTTTTAAATTTACTTA